ACTAATGGATCTTCTCTTAATTCGTCCATCATTTCCTGTTCTTCTGCCACCATTTCCTCGATCATAAGAGCAATTTTCTCAGCTATCTGTTGTTCCATTGCTTCCTGGAACTGAATTTGTAATTCTTGAGGCAATTGACCTCCATATTGTTGTGCTTGCTCTTGAATTGCTGGGCCATTTTCCTGTTCCACTTCCGCTCGAGCCTGCAAGCCCACGTGTTCAACGATATGACCTTGTAAAATAGACATTACTTGAGGATTATTTTTAACTAAAATAGAAGACATAAATGCGCTGTGTGCGTCAATATGAGCTAATTGATTTTGTTCCCTGAATGCTATTAACTTCTCTCCTTTCAAGGAAGCAGCATTCTCCACTGCCGGATCTTTTGGTTTAGGGGCTTCAGGAACTGGTAAAATAGTATCAATGTCCTTTACTCCCAGCGCTTGATACATGCGATGATAGGCTTCATACATATTATGAGCTTGAGGATCAGCTTGTGCCAATTGCAATTGTGTTTGCGCCAATGTTACACGCTGAGCCATAGAAAAAATATTAGGATCTGAAACAGGAAGAATGTCTATTTCATCACTAAAATCTTCTACCTTTAAACTTGGGACTGCATCTTTTCCAACTTCATATGGATACATTGGAGGAAGAGACTCAGAAAATATTTTGGCCAGTAATTTAAATTCAATTTTTTGTGCATAATGTAAGCGCTTATGAATAGCAGACATAATGCGAGCGCCTCGTTCCATTAATGCCATTGTAGTTCCAACAGGCGCATTGGATGCAACACTGTCTCCAATCTTTTGATCAGCGACAGAAGCAAAACGTGTTCCTGCTTCAACAACAAAACCTAATAAAGCAAATAAGGTTTGACTTGGTTCTTTATAAGGTAATGGTAATAGTCCCTGGCGAAGATCACCAGAAGGAGCGTCTACATCCCTGAATTCTCCTGGTTGGAGAGGGGAGTCATCATCCTTAATTCGCAACCCTCGAGCTTTAAAGCCCGCTGGAAGATTGGACAACGTACCTGCATCGATAAGCTGTCTAAGTGCTGACGTTGCAGTTCTTGAGAGCCCTCCGAGCATGTGGATAAGACCAAAACCATAAAAGCTAAAGCCAGGTAAGAACTTATAATGAACAAAATATTGTTTCTTTTTCTTCTTAGGATCATCTTCATTATAATTTCGGTAAATAGAAAGAACTTGTGCAGATCCTTCATCTAAAGTGACAATATACGGAACTTTAATTCCATCTTCACTATCTATTCCTTCAATATTTAAATCAACATGCATTTCCAGTAATTGATAATCCTCTTTTTGATAGGATTTTTTCATTCCTGCAATTTGATCTTCTTTCTCTTGAATTCCTGTTTCTGTAGTAGATACCATCAGATCCACATCACGGTATAATCCCGCTACTTGTAATTTTCTTACTTCATTTTTACTTTTACGAATAGTATGAGTGACACGTTCACATGATGGCAGATCAGTTGCTAAATAAGGAACATAAAAGTCATCCGAAGGAATAAATTTAGAAACGGCGCGTTCCAATGCTTCATCATAGTAAACTTTTTTAAATGCCGATCCTGATAAAGGCAGATAAAATAATAATGAATCAAGATCTGGATCATATTCTTCCATAACATGGGAAATTTGATAATTCATATAATCCTTCACCCGTTGAGCCTGTTCCTCTTTTTGAGTGGTAATGTGTCCTAAAATTTGTGTATTAACTGGCCCTCCTGATGGCAGTAATTCTTTATAGGCTTGTGCTTGAAATTGTGTAATCGCTTCAGAGAGCATAGGGTGCGTAACACTGCTTGCTCCTGAAAAAGGCATTGTGCGTTGCTGATATTTAAATCCTAAAAGATCAAGTCCCTTTTTGTAAGTGTCTTCCCAATCTTGTCGTGATGCCTTGTCGTCCTCAAACGCTTCACGCAATTCACTGGAGATTCTTCCCAGCTCGGAGTCTTCCAAGACTTCAGCCAGATTCATGTCAAAAGTGGTTTCAAGAGTTCTTTCCTGATCGCCTACAATAGCGCTTCCGTCATCGAGTAATTCTACACCAGGCGCAGATCCGTCTTCTATTTGCATTTCCACCATTTGCTTAACCACCTCTTCCTGCTCCTCTGGAAATCCTGCTGGTGGATCTGGGGTAAATCCTAAAGTTCCTATTGGTTTATCAATTGCCATTATGCTGCCTCAAATATATCAATTATCTCAGGAGTATACACCATCCCCCCGTCTTTTCTATGAGTTTTATGCGGTAATAGCATTTCCGGTGTCAACTTGATAGCAAAAGCGTCAGTGTATTTGTTTGGTCCAATTTTTACTTTAATAATTTTAATTATGGAATTGTTTTCTTGAGCCGCGCGCTTGAGGGCTTTTTCCAGAACGGAAGTGTAATGCTTTCCAAATTCATCAGTCGCGTCAGGACCTCCGTAGAACTCATCCATTCCAATTCCCTTCATACTTTTTGTACGATCCGCTTTTGGCGTTGCCACGCTTCCGCTCTGGCCGTAGCGGGTTCTAATCAGCTTGCTCGGTGAGATGGCGTACCACGTCGCCGCGTCGCTTTTCTTGTCCTGGAACAGCAGTTTCGCCGCCTCATATAAATCTCGTTTAATAAGCGTTTCCCCCCATTCGCTCCTGTTCTTGAAAGGAACATTAGGCTGCAACTGCATCATGGCCTCCTTGCTCAAGGAAACCTGAAGCTCATCCAGCATTTTCTTTTCCATTGCCTGTCCTGCCCTGGCCTGCGCCAAAAGATCAGGATCCGCCTTAACGCCCGCCTCTTTAAGTTTTTGAAAAATTACTTTGTTCTTGGCGAATACGTCAATGAATTGCTGCATCTCCTGCTCGGTCTGAAATATCGGGCGAAAGACGCTCTTGTTCTGAATAAAATATTCCGCCACGGCTGGATCAATTTTTCCAAGATCACTGCTGTACGATGATTTTGCCCGTAGAATCGCCGCCGACCTCTCCGCCGCTGACTTGTCAAGAAGATCACCAAATGTCTGCATAAACTTTTCAGACTGGCGTTGCGCGTTCTGCAGCACGTCGGATTGAATCTCATCGGCGAACGTCACGCGAACCTCGGCTCCCTTCACAGCTTCTTTCATCTGATTCAGCTTGAATGTGTCGGCCGCTAGTTTATCTTCAAACTGTTTTATTTGTCTAAAAAGGGGTGCGTCCAAAGCTTCCAGATCAAAAGTAAATTGATTAACAATATCTTTAATTTCCCCTTTGCTTAATTGATCTATAGGTTGCAGATCTATTTCTCCTTTTCTGAATAATTTACTGTAGGCTGACGCGTAGAGTCCGTCCACCTGATTTCCAACCTTCTTCACATTCCTTGCAATGGTCTTCATCTCTTTCGGATCGATGGTGGAAACAATTCCCTTTTCAACGGGAATCTTCGCCACACGGTCTGATAGTCGCGACCAACCGATCACGTATCGATCAGGAAAACTATGAGTAGATCCAAACTCAGTCGGCAATTTTCCAGGATCCAGAGGAATATCCTTTGAATCCAAATAAAGGACAGATTCACGGTATGTATTGGGGATGTATCCCGATTCCATATTGCCGTCGGCATATTTCGCCGTGTCGCCTGTCTCTCCCAAGTAGCCATAATTCTTGGTTCTGATCTTACGCAGCGGAGACTGGCGAATAATGTCCAGCATCTCCTCCTTAATCAGTGGTGTTTCATTCTTCTTGGCACTGGCGATGTAACGAGATAAAATATTATCCTCCAATTCAGCCCTGGATATGCCTCGCTTGTTCAAGAACTTATAAAAATCATCTACTGAAGCGAAACTCTCCGGCGTATTGGGATCCATCATTTTAGCCTCAACGCTGGAATAAAAAGCGCTCTCAGCATCTTCCGGTGAATCCGAAATAGTTTTCGCCGCTTTCTTCATCACCACTTCCTGACCGCCAGCTGGCGTGTCAATGATGTCAATGTCCTCCACGACATCCTCCACTTTCTTGCCCTTCTCTGTTTTTAAGCCCAGCTTTTCCGTAATGGACCTGAGAATATTTTTTTCATTCTTCGAGAGGTTTTGAAGAAGCATCTTGGCTTTATCAACGCCTCCCACGGCCCAGATGGGAACTTTTCCAAACAATTCTTTTCCTAATCCTGCCACCTGCACCTCTTCATATC